CTAAACACAATTTTTATCTATGTACCAGAACATTTATATTCATTTTTTAACTTGTAATAATAACAATGGGATTACTAGTAAGTGGGTGTATATGACATATTTTCCTTGTATTTTTACAGTGATTTTAATTATAGGTGTTTTAATGTTTATTGATTTTGACATTATCCACCCTCAAGTTAAATCGGATTTCTTTGATCTCCTTTCTAAACTAAAGGGTTTTCGTAAGCTTACCGACTTACAGATAAAATTAGACCATAACGTTTCTTTAGCTACTGCTGCGAATAGAATAACTATTCCGCATGTTTTCAAGCCTTATTGGAGATTTTGCGAAAATACTTTAAATAGGCCAATCAATTTAGAATTAAACGTATCCCCTCAAAGTGTACGAAAATCTGACGATTCTATGCTTGAGACGTTCTCTGAATTTTCATGTAATTTAAAGACTTTTAACATTGATTATTTGTTAAAAGCTTCGCAAATAGCTGCTTCTGAATTAGGTTTTCTTTATAAGCACAATGAAATTTCATCTCTTCATGAGTCTATTACTAGTTTTCCTGGTAATACTTCTGGATGCTTTCCCCTATATGGTAAAAAGAAAGATGAAAATAATATTCAATACTGCTTGACTTTCGTAGAATCACAGATTATTAATCCAATTTTACTTGATCTCCTTAAGCATCCATGTACTGTTTTTCATCGTTTCAGAACTTATCTTTCTCCGGATATGACTGAAAATGAAGTAAAGTCCAGACCTGTTTGGGGTTTTCCTTTTTGTATTTCTGTAATAGAAGGTTTATTTTTTAGGAAATTGGTTTATAATTGTCAGGAATATTGTAGTAAGCCTGGGAATGCAAACTGTGCCACTGGTAAAACTAAATTTAGAGTTTCTGAAGATATTATTTGGCCCTTACGTAGATTGGACAACCCAGTTTTATGTTTGGACTTCTCCAAATTTGATTCGACAATTCCTTCCTTTATGTGGCCATTATTTTATGCAATTTGTAAGAGTTGTATCATTATACCTTCCCATCTTAATACATTATTCGAATATCTTATGTGTTATCATAACTTTACTCCGTATTGTTATCGTGATACTACTATTCGTTTTCAGCAAAGAGGTGTACCATCAGGGAGTTTAATTACTTCTCTTTTTGACTCCTGGACTGTTAGAACAATAGTTAACTATGCTTATCTAACTTATACCCATGGTAAAAGACTTCCTAGGCAAAGTTTAAGTGTTTTAGGTGATGACGCTGTTTTATCTATCAACTTTGTTCCTTACGAGTATCTTATTAAAGTATTTACTTTGTTCGGAGTTAAAGTTAATGTAGATAAAACTAGTGTTGTTTCTTCTAGCGATAATATTGTATTTATTGGATATGTTTGGGATAAATTATGTCGACCTACACAAACACTTGATTGGTTCGTCTCTCATTTATGTATCCCTTCTAAGTTTTATAGAAACTCTCCGATACCCGTGGATAAGCTACAAACTTATAGGGCTCTCTCCCTCTGTGCTGGTGTATTTCGTGGAATGGACTTTTTTGAATATCTCATCGGTGATCAAGATTATGTCTGGGTTGACTTAAAAAATAAATATGAGTCTGGTGAGCATGTAGAGATTCGTTATATAGGAGGTAAACAAAGGGAACTATTCTTAACAATTCCATTAAGTAGTATCCTAAATATCGGTTGGAAAGCCTTTTAACCGAGG